CTCTTGCAATTGCGCTCCGCGCGCTCGGCTTGTGCCCGCTCGTACTGGGCGGCCTCGACCATCTTTTCCGCGGCCGCAAGATCTCCCGCCGAAAACTGCACGCCCGCCAGTTGCCGCTCGGCAATCGCCTTGCGGTGCGATGCCACTTCGTGGGCCTTGGCCTGTTCGACCAGCCGCTCCTTCTCCACCCGCGCGGCCGCGTACCGCTCGGCCAGCACCGCCGCGTCGTGCTCGCCCGTGGTGTCGATCCCCGCGTTCTCCCGCTGGAGCGTCTGGGCGGTGGACATCGCCGCCGCCGCCCGTTCTCCGTGCTTGCGCGCCTCGGCTTCGATGGCCCGCTTGATCTTGCCCGCGAGCGTGACCGGATCGCCTGCGGCCATTTCGCCCACGAGCCGCTCCCACTCGGCCGGATCGGGCAGCAGGTCGCGGAAGTCGGCGGCGGACAGCGACCGGCCGGAGATGGCCACGATGGCCCGCACCCGCGCCGCGTCGGCCGCGACCGGATCAGCGATTCCGGGGTCGACCAGGGCGGCCACGTCGCCGCGTCCCTCGATCGACACCACATCGGCCTCGCCGCGTCGGCGGGTCGAGGCGGCCACGGTGATGGTTGCGCCGAAGGCCTCGATCGTCCCCCGTGCCGTTCCGTCGCGGGCGGACAGGTCCGCCTTGCCTCCGATCGCCGCGCGGATCGCTTCGAGGGCCGTCGACTTGCCCGACCCATTGCGTCCGGCGAGCACGACTACGCCGCCGGCTTCGGGATGCGGGATCGCCCACTCGGTTATCGGGCCTACGTTTCGGATGGTGATATCACTCATTGCTTTTGGTCTCCTTTGCTTTCGCTTCTCGGGTCTTCAACTTTTCAAATATTTTGGTCATCGCCGCGATGTCGCCCTTGAACTCGGCGTCATCGTCGGCTCGCAAAAAAATGCAGTGCAAAATCGCCTCGCGGAGATGCGCTATCGCGGCTCCGTAATCGCCTTGGTTTTTTCCGAACTCGCCTTGGTTTGTCATTTCGCCGCGTCTCCTTCCTGCCGCTCTGCCCACTCCGCGTTCTTGCGCATCTGCCGCAGCAGTTCGCTGATACACGCGGCGCGCTTCCAGATGTCTCTTTGCAAATCTTGATGACACTCGATCACCAGGCCGCAAATCTCCGACAACAGTCCACTGGCAAACAGGATGTCCTCTTTGGCGACTTCATACGGCGGCTTGATTGCCGCCTTCGGTTCGGCGTCCTGTTTCTTGGTCATTACGATGCATCTCCCTTCGCCGCCTCGCGGGCGGCCGTCAAAATGTCCCGGTAGGTCACGGCCTCTTCGAACTCCTCCTCGGTCAGCGTCGCGGGGATCGCCCACCGCGACACATCTCGACCGGCTGCGGCTTCGGCGTCGATCGACGAACGCCAAGCGGCCATCGCTGGCGAGTCCCCCGGCACGCCCACGGGTGGCGGCGGTGGCGGAGCGACTTGCGTCACCACGGTTCGCGGAGCGGTGGCCCGTTGCATCGCTTCGGCGGCCGTGCGTGGCGGACGGGATGAGCTTGCGGCCGGCGCGGAGTCTTCAATTTCGTCCTTCGAGTACATGCCAAGAATGACATCCGGGACGAACATTCGCGCCCATGACCGCACGGAAAAATACCAGAGCTGTAGGTCTTGGTTTGACTTCCAAAGCGGCGAGTTCTTCGGGCTGATGTCCTTGACCTTTGGGCTTGTGAAAACGAACGGCTCCTCCTCGCCGCTGAGGTAGCCGGTCACGACGCATTGCCGCTGTTCGCCTTCGCCCAGGTACTTGTGCCGAAGTCGGCCGTTTAGCGGTGCATTCGTCTGGACGATCGAGTGTACGAGCTGGGCCTCGTACGCCAGCCGGTCGTTGACGACGTAGGTTTTCGACGCAAGCGCAAACGGGTCCATCCCAAGTCGCAAAGCTTGCAGCGTGATGGCCAGGCACAGTCCCTTTGATCCGCGACAATGCTTAGGCACCGCCTCGACGGAAATGGCCATCGCGTCGGCCATCGCCATGGCGTCGCGCATGTTGTCGACGATCACGCCACGCCCGGCCACAGTCTTTACTTGGCCGCAGTAAGTCACGTCCATCGTAATTCCAGGCGGCTTGGCAGCTGGCGCCGCTGGTGTCATCGGCGGCGTTTGTTGTGGTGGTTGTCCGTTACTCATTTCATGCCCTTTGCTTTTTGGAAACTCAACTTGCGGTAACTCGACGGCTCGACGGTGTAGCCCTTCCGTTCGACCGTCTGCCAATACCACGCCCCGGAGCCATCCGGCAGCGAGCCCGCGACGTGCGGTCCGATGGCGGTCTTGATGCGCGACTCGGCGTACTCGATCTGTTCGTCGAGTTCCTTTCGCTGGCGCTTCCACGCGGCCAGGTCGGCGGAAATCTGAGCGAACAGCGGATCAAACTCGACGATCTCGCCATCGTCCCAGGGGTAGACTCGCCGCATGTCTTCGGCCACTTGTCGCGGGTCGCCGAACTCCTCGGCCCACGTCGGCCGCTCCTTCGCTTCGACGGCCTGCCACAATCGGCTCTCCACGTCGAGCAGCCAACCCTGGACGGCCTTGTCGGCGTCGAGCTGCACCACCGTCAGGTCTCGGCCGCCGTAGAGCGTCAGGAGCAGGCAGCGGTCGAGACCCGTGGCGAGCATCTCGTGTTGGCACTGGATCTCGTAGTGGACCGGCGTCTCGCGCGGCGCTGTCTCGCGGGCGGTTTTGATCTGGATGAGATACCAGTCCTTCCGGGACGGATCCCAGCCAATCGCGTCGGGCGTGCAGCGGAGCCACGGCCGCTCGTCGTCGTGGACGATCACGTGCTGCGGCCACAGGTCGCACTGGGCGTCGGGGCACTCCTGCCGGTAGGCTTCGAGCACGACCGGCTCCAGCAGGTGGCCCATGCGCACCGCCTGCATGTCGGCCGGGGCTTCGGGCTCGACAAGGCCGCATTTCTCCGCCCACAGGCCGAGGGCGTGCTTCCAGGGCGAGACGCAGACAGCGGCGGCGGCGTCGGAACCGCCAATGCCCTTGCGGCGTTCGGCGAGCCAATGCTTATCGCCCCGGTCGTGGACATCGAGCCAATGGTCAAACCGGTACGACAGGGCGTGCATCTGCCCGTGTTCTTCGCCGCGATCGGCGATCTCGTCGAGCGCCTCTTTTAGTTCTGATTTCGGGATCACAATTAACTCCTAGGGATAAAGACCAAACAAACACACCTCGGCCGCCGCCGCGATCACCGCCAGGGTGGCGAGCGGGGCCGCCAACACGATCAGGCCGTCGAGCAGCCAGTCAATCACGGGGCGGCCTCCGTTCGAGCTCCTCGCGGACGAAGCGCACTTCGCGGGGAGCGTCGCAGGTCAAAAGGAAGCGGTCGCCGTCCTCGCGGTGGTGGACTCGGATCATCGCTTCGACGGTCGAGCCGTCGCAGCGCTGGAATTCGATTCGCAGGCCCTCGCCGGGCTTGCGGGTGACTGATAGTGGCATTTACTCGCCCTCCTCAATTGACTCCACGTCCCTCGCCGCGTCGGCGCGGACCTGTTCGCACTCAGCGAGCGCTTCGCGGGCGGCGTCGGCCAACCGTTCGCTACTGAACGCGATCATGTCGCGGTAGAGTTCGGCCTTGCGGCTTGCGATCCAGTCATTGACGACATAGTGGATGCCGACGCCATACTTAGGGTCGCTCCGCAGCGGCCCCCATTCGCTATCGCTCGTCAGGCACCACGTCCGAGCCCTCGCCACTAGATCCTCGTGCGTGTTTCGCGCCTCGTGCCACTTCTGGATTTTCGACATGAATAAATCCTCCTATCGGTGTTTGTGTGCGTTCATGGCCAAAGCGTAGACCGACAGGGCCACGCTTACGATCGACAAGACTAGAGCGAATGTCATAGATAGATTCCCTTCGAGATGCCCGACAGCGACTTGCGGCCGGTGCG